CTACGTAATACTAAACCCGGTGAACATCCTGATGCTACAGAGATAGTAAACATGGAGTATAGTATTATGGAAAATGCTGGATATTGTTCTCAATGTGTAGCAGAAATGAGGGCAGACGATGAGTAAATCAAAACTAGAGTCTGAACAAAATCGTGTATTAAACTTTTTAGTCTGGGTAGATGTAGCATTTAATGCTGCTGATACCTGTACTGATATTACATGGTTTAATCGTAATCAAACTAGACAAGCTCTTAAAAGGCTTGAGGAGATCGTACCTAAAGAACACGGTCCCGTGCTATCTTCTCTATGGGAAACAGACGAATCTAACATTCATTTAGTGATGAAAGATGTATACCTATTCTCGGATACAATCAGAAAGATTCGTTATGAACAATTTAGAGAAGCATCTGAATTATTAACTAAACATTTTCTAAATGAAGAACATTAGTCGTATTATAATAGGTGGACTGTTTGTTGCAGTCTGCCTGTTGCTTTGTTTAATATCAAACTATAAGCTTACCATGGATGGTAAAGACATAGAAATTAAAAGATTAACCTCTAACTCTAGATTATTAGAGGCTGATTTAAATTACTATAGAAAAGCTTATCAGGAGACACAAGCCGCTGAGAAATAATGAATTACTATCAGGAAGTCTACGACAATTCTGTAGATAAGGCAAAGGCTCTGATGCTGCTATCAAAGATAAAGTTTGAAAATACTCAACGTACTGAGTTCTTTTACTCAATGGCTAAAATGGATAAGGATATCTTAACTAGGATTGCTCTTAGTTTATTTAAGGTATCTGAAGAACAGTTTAAGCTATTTAAAAAGAAAGGTGGACGAAGAGATGCAGTTACTGCTAGGTATTGTATTATGTGGTTCATGAGAAAGAATCTAGGGTATACTGATACAATTGTAGGTAAGGTATTTACTCAAGATAGAACGACGGTTATTCATGCTCTTAAAACTATCTCTAATATTCTAGATACGGATAAAGAGTTTCGTCAAGTTTTCAATACCTTTATGTCTGTAGCAGAAGTTGCTATTCTTAGAAACAGGACTAAAGAACCTGTTACGTTTAACAAATTAAAATTTACTATTAAAAATGAATCTAACGAGCAATCAACCAGTTGATGTTAATGTGCAGAACAAAGCCACTGTACTCGAGATTAAAGATTTTGAACAAAAGAAAGCTTTAGGTCTTTGGAAAAAGAACAAGTTTAAAGGTTCTGTCATAGCCGGTACTGGATTTGGGAAAGGTAGAGTAGGGTGCTTAGCCATCGGAGAAATCTTATTAAGATACGAAGGCCGAGGTTTATTCCTAGTTCCTACCACTCAGCTTCAAGACCAGGCTAAGGACGAATTTATTAAGTGGGGATATGAAGAGTTATTAGATCGTATTGATATTGTATGTTATCAGTCAGCTTACAAGTATGTTGGAAAAGAATATACTGTCACTGTAGCCGATGAGGTACATATTGGGTTAAGTCCTCAATATCGAGCAATCTTTACAAATAACATTCATCATCGTTTGCTATGTATGACTGCTACTTTACCAGAAGAAGCTGAGTACAAAACTTTCTTAATCAATCTTGCACCTCCTGTATATGTTATTACCCTAGATGAGTGTGTTGTTAAAGGGCTAGTTGCTCCTTACAAGATTACTTGTATTCCAGTTAGATTAACTCCTGAGGAGAAAGAAGCTTATATGGCAGCTAACAAACTATTTGTTTATTACAAATATCAGTTAGGGCAGTTTCAAGCTTTTGATGAGGCTAATAGAATTTTAGCAGACTCAAATGCATCTCCGTTGGAGAAGAAGAATGCTGCTATGTTTTATAAAGCTATTCGAGATAGAAAGGAGGTTGTTCAAAAAGCTACTAACAAGATTAACTCTACAGTTGAGATTGTTAAAAACTTTCCGGACAAGAAGATTCTAACTTTTGCTGGTACTAATGATTTTACCAACGAAATGTATTCTGGAATTAACAAGGAGCTTGATGGAGCTGCCCGTAGATATCATTCTGCCTTGGGTAAAGGGGAAAAGGTAACAGCTTTAGCTGATTTTAAATCTGGGAAAGCCTCAGTATTGTGCTCAACAAAAGCTCTTAATCAAGGATTTGACGTGCCCGATGCTCAGTTAGGGATTATCTGTGGATTGGATAGCAAGGCACTTCAAATGATTCAGAGAGTAGGTCGACTACTAAGACTATCTCCAAATAAAACTGGAGAGGTTGTAATTTTCTATGTAGCTGACAGTCAGGAAGAAAAGTGGTTAAGAAATTCGATAAGAAATTTATCGAATGTTGTGTGGATGAATGATATTTCTTCTTATATTTGAGTACGATTAGTTGTAGAAAGTGTAACAAAAACTATTATGGTCATTGAATTAAACCTAGAGACTCTAGCAGAGTTAGGATTATCACCAAACGAGTTTGTATTCTTAACTATGATTAATCGTGGTGCTGATGAAACGGATTTAGTTGAAAAGTTAAACATTGATTTAGAAGTATTGCAAACCAACGGGTGGATTAAAATCTGGGAGGGCAAGACTGTCATAAGAGATAAATTTAACGGCAATACAGCCGGTGATTTTAATCGTATGTGGCACGACTTGCTTTCCCGGTACCCACTTAAAGTAAATGCTAACAATGGTGTAAGACCGTTAAGGGCTAAAGATCCTGATTCAAAAGCAAACGAGAAATCAAAAATCAAGTATCAAAAGATAGTTAAGTCTGACATTATCAAGCATAATTATATTATGCAATGTCTAGAACGAGAACTAGTAATCCGTAGAAAAGCCAACAGTCTCGGATTTATGCAGATGTTAGATACTTGGATTAACAATCACAGTTGGGAAAAATACAGCGACTTAAGTGAATCAGACTCCAAATCAACCGATGGAGGAAGAATCACCAGGCAGCTCTGATATGTCTAGTGTCTTTTCAGAATTTAGACACATTTCAAAATCAGTAGAAGAATCTGTTAATGTTGTCAAGACTGCTCAGCTTGGCAATAGAATAGTATTCCCTACTAAATGGGAGAGACTTAATCGGAATTTGCTAGGTGGACTTCAACCTGGGAAAATGTATGTTATTGCCGGCCGTCCTGGTGTGGGTAAGAGTGCATTTAGTAATCAGTTAATGTTTGATATACTGGATAGGAATCAGGATAAGAAAGTTCTAGTTTTATACTGGAGTTTCGAGATGCCAGACTATCAGCAAATTATGAGAACAGCTTCACACGATGTTAAGCTTCAGTTCTCAGAGTTGTACAGTATTGATCAGAAGCTAACTGATGACCAAGTAAACTCTTACGAAACTGTAGTTGAGAAGTACAAGAAATATCCAATATTCTTTTGCTCTATCCCACAGAATATGATGAAGATTAAAGAAGTTAATGTTAGAATTAGTGCCAGGTATCCAGGGTACACTATCATTAATCTATTTGACCACTCTCGTCTTATTCTAGGAACCGAGGAGACAGAATTGCAGAAGCTTAATCAAATTTCTAAAACTTGTATGTGGTTACAAGCTAAGTTAAATGTGGTTAATATTCTACTATCTCAATTAAACAGGAATATCGAGCAAGAGTATCGTGCTAAACAACAGTATCAGCCACAGTTAACAGACTTGTTTGGTGGTGATTCTATTGGGCAGGATGCTCACGTAGTTATGATGCTTCAAAGACCTTTTGATTTGTATGGAATAACAGACTCCTATTGTGGGGAAAAACCTGAAGGGTTATTAGCATGTCACATCGAGAAGAATCGAGATGGAAAGCTAGGAATGATCCCATACGAAGCAGATTTGTCAACCTTTACAATTACAGAAAGGAATAAGAAGTGATCATGTGTTAGTAATCATTATAATCATTAAAATCATTAAAAAGCATGGAATTACCAATGTCTAAAACACCAGTTACTAGACGTTCCCCAAAACACTTAGTTCTTTATGGTCAACCTAAGGTTGGTAAAACAACAGCTCTAGCTAAACTAGATGGCTGTTTAATTATCGACTTAGAGAATGGATCAGATATGGTAGAGGCTTTAAAGATTAAAGTCAATACTCCAGCAGAACTATTGGAACTAGGGAAGTCTATTATGGCAAACAAAAAGCCATATAAAATTATAGCAATTGATACTCTGACACAGTTAGAATCATGGTGTGAAGCAGAGGCAAAGGTGTTATATCAAGAGACTAGCATGGGTAAAAACTTTGACAAAGAAGGTAAGAATTTATCTGTATTGTCATTGCCTCAGGGTGCCGGGTATTTATACTTGAGAATGGCTATCGAGAGATGGATGAAAAGGTTAGAACTTCTAGCTGATCATATTATCTACGTAGGTCATTTGAGAGATAAAATGCTGGAGAAAGCAGGGAAAGAAGTATCATCTAAGGACTTAGATTTGACTGGTAAAATACGTAACATAACATGTGCTAAGGCAGATGCTATTGGGTATGTTTATCGTGATAAGGATAAGACTATGATATCTTTTGACTCCTCTGGAGACATTAATGCTGGGTCTAGATGTGACCATCTTGCAGGTCAAGTGATGGAGCTTGACTGGAATAAAATCTTCATCGATTAATAGCTTTAAAAATTTAAAATTTAAAATTCAAAATCAATTATGCCAATTGAGCTTCATCTAATGAAGCAACTACTAACTCAGTAAAAGCAGTTAGTAAAGACCCAATTAAGCTTTCAGTATCTGGAATCATGATGGACCTAGAAAATGGTCTTGATCGTACAGCTATTGCTACTAAATATGGTATGTCTACTGGAGAAGTTAACGAAGTGTTTAAGCACCCAAAGCTTAAAGGTCTTCGTCCAAAGAGAAAGACTACTCGTATCACCCTTATCGATGATACTGAGGATGACGGAACTGCAACATCAGCTCTGTTGTCAGAAGCTGGTCTCTCTTCTACATCAGAGACAATCTCTCCTTCAACATTTGAGGAATTTGAAAACTGAAAAGGCCAAGACATAGTCTATAAAGCTTTTTTCAGTTACTAAACAGTTTGTTAATAATTAAAAATTAAGATTAAACAAGATGGCAATAGCATCGAATAATTCAGAAGTAGTTACTTCAAGTCAGTTATACACTGGCATTTTCCCATTTCAGGTAATAGCAATTAATCCTACACTAGACGAATTGAAAGGTTTAGGTATTAACATGCAGAAAGAACCTGAATATAAACTCACAATTCAGAACGAGACTTACAACAAGATTGTATTCTGGTTGAAGACTTCTTCTCCAGACTTTACAACTAAATTTGAGATTCTTGTACAGCCTAAACTTAGAGCTAACAAGGATGGTAGTAAGTTCTTATTCATCAACAACATTGGTCAAATCACTTGGTCTTCAGATGTTCCTACCTACGATTGGTGGAAAAATGCAGATCAAACTAGAAAAGCTTATGTTGGTGAGGATACTTTGATTAACTTTACTAAAACTTGGGCTAACGTAGCCAATGGTGGAGAGGTATCATTTGATACTATCGACAACATTGTAACAGGTGATGTCTCTGAGCTTAAAGAGTATGTTAAAGTGCTAGCTGATAACAGTCTTCGTTTGCTTGTTGGTGTTAAAGACGACAAGTATCAGACTGTTTATAACAAACACTTTGGTCGTATGAAGCCAGTTAGAGATGACTTGTTTGTAAAGTCTTTGAATGATGATTACGGTTCATTCAATGCTGACTACAACCCAGACCTTAAACCACAGGTTTATTCTCCATCTGTTATTGCAGCAGATGTTGAGACTAGCCCAGCTGGTACAGAGGCAGGTCCTGGTAAAGATCTTTGGGAATAACGATTCCCAGTGTGTTCAGTTTTGTGTTAATTGTTTTGTGTTTAAGTTGTGTTTAAATTGTGTTTATGTTGTAGCAAGAGAGGGGAGAGTAATCTTCCCTCTTTTTGCTATATTAAAGATCTAAGGTATATTAGCATTTATGATTCAGATAAGAAGCAGTGATAGTTACTTAGATAAGTCAAATATTCTTTCTCAAATTACTGAGTATGATATCTTTAGATATTATTGCTTATCTTTTAAAGATATTGGGATCAAGTTCTGTAGTGAACTAAGGAAAGATGTTACTCCTACATGCTCGATAATTCCTTACAATAATAAACTATTGTATAAGGATTTTGGGAATGGAGATAGTCACGATTGTTTCTCTTATGTTCAAAAGAAGTATGGACTTACATTCATTGAAGCACTTAGAGTTATTGACAATGATTTTGGATTGGGGTTACAGGCTGGGACTATTCACAAGTCTCAGGTAGCTTTAACTTATGGAAATCAGAAAGTTGAAGATAGAAAACCTACAGTTATCAAAAAGAAAGGTCGTAACTGGAATGCTGATGATGATAAATTTTGGATGCAATTTGGAATTACACGTAGATTGCTTACTATCTTTGAAGTTCAGCCTATTGAATATTTCTGGATTAATGAATTTAGATATAAGTGTGAAAAGCTAGCATATGCTTATTGCTTTGATGGTCGGTATAAGATTTACCAGCCTCTATCTCCTAAGGAAACTAAATGGTTTAGTAATACTAGGAAGGAAGACATTCAAGGTTATAAACAACTAGACCCGTTTGGGTATATGGTTATACTAGCATCATCTTTGAAAGATGTAATGGCTTTGGAAGTATTGGGGTATCAAGCTGTAGCTCTGCAAGGAGAAATGCAGACTCCTCCTCCAAAGTTAATTGAACACTTTAAAAGTAGATTTGATTTAGTTGCTGTATTATACGATAATGATTATACAAATCCTGAGAACCCTGGTCAGACCATGGCTAATAAGATTTGTGCAACATACAATCTACTTAATATAGTTATACCGACTCACTATCAATCTAAAGACATATCAGATTTAATCAGAGACCATGGGCTAGAATGTGCTAAACGAATAGTAAAAATCCAAATACCATGAGCAGTCCATATTATACTGATCCTAAAGTAAGAGAAGAAATTGATATTATTTTGCAAATCTGTGCATCCTTGTACAGTAACCTTGGAACTTTGACTATCTTTGATGTTAAAGAAGTAAGTGCTGCAAATCAAATAGAAGATGAATGGCTAGAAAAAATAAAAGAGTTAGATCTGGAGTTTTACCAAAAAGTAAAACCACTAAATCTAGAGCCAGTAAAATAAAGATTAATGCTGTTAAGAAAGTTGTAGATGGTATACAGTTCAAGTCAATGCTTGAAGTATTTACTTATCGAAAGCTTAAAGAAGCAGAAATTAGTTTTACTTACGAGGAAGACTCTTTTACAATTATGGCCGGGTTTCATTACCCTGAGAGTACATTTGAAAGCAGGAAAACTTCTACAGAATTAGAAGATAAAAGCAAAGCAAAGGTTAGGGATATCACCTATACTCCTGATTTTATAGGAAGAGATAAAGATGGTAAGATTCTTTGGGTTATCGAATGCAAAGGATTTGCTAATGAGAGATTTCCAAATACTTGGAAGTTATTTAAGAAGTATCTTATTGATACCTCTCAAGTCTGCCCACTTTACCTACCTAAAAATCAAGGGCAAGTACTAAAAGTAATTGATTTAGTCAAGGAATTGACTAAATAGTCATTTAATTATTAAACATTTTATATGAGTATCAAAACTATCGACATGGAAATTGTCGGGACGGATACTGGTTTGGCCAAAAAGATTAACAAAGGGGCCCACAAACTAGTATTCGATATTTTGCAGGCTACTCAATACTCTACCCCGATACCCTCTACAGTTCGAGAATTAGTTACTAATGCTTGTGACTCTCAAAGAGAGAAGGAGATTGCTATTGAGATATTGTCTGGGCAAAAAACTGTATCTGACTATTATATAGAAAGGCACGGTGACCAGTATGAGGATTCAAACTTTGATCCCTCGTACTACGATTTAAATTATCTAAGTTCTAAGAATAAAGTAAAACTTACATATAAACATAACGAAGGAGTAGGATACTGTGATGTATTCTCAATTAAAGATTACGGAGTAGGAATTGGAGGAAAAAGATTAGAAGGTATATTAGAGTTAGGTTATTCTACTAAGAGAAACACAAGTCAAAACTTTGGTGCTTTTGGTTTGGGGGCTAAGGTAGCATTATCTACAGGAGTAGAATATTACACTATCGAGACTGTTTACAATGGTAAAAGATTTAAAGTTAACTGCTACAGTTACAAGACTGAATTTCTAATACCAAAGTTTAACTTAATTACCGGAGAGATTAATCCTCATATAACTTTATCAGATGGGTCTAAAGTTTACTATGAAGAAGTAACTGATACCAACTGGACTGTTGTAAGCTTAGGAGTTAAGAAGCATAATGCAACTAGATTTAGAGAAGCTGTTTCAGAGCAACTTAATTACATTGATAATGTAGAATTTAATATTATCGATGAAGGTACCGAATTACCTTATACGAGAGATTTTAAAACTCCAGTGCTTTACAATTCTGATACTCTAATTATTAGCAATAGTTATACATTTACTAAGCCTCACATTGTTATAGTAAAAGATGTGCATTCTAGTAATGGTATTAACTACGGCTTTATAGATTTCAAAGAGTTAGAGATGCAACAGTTGTATGGGACCATTGGATTGAAGTGTCCTATTAGACAGGTGTATGTCAACGAAGAAGGTGAAAAGATTGTAATACAAGATGGAGTGGAAGTAACTCCTAGTAGAGAGAAAGTTATTTGGAACGATACAACTAAAGAGTACATTCAGAAACTAATTAAGGCTGCTGCTGACGAGGCATCATCTATTGTAGAAGCAGAGTTGAAAGAAGAAGATTTCTTAAAATGGATTTTAACTTGTAGAGATGTACTTCAAAAGAAGTCAGACGATACTAGTGTTAACTCCACTGTTATTAGGATTCTTTCAAACATTGTAGATACTTCAGAGATTAAGCCTAGGTACAGCAAAGATTCTAAAATTAAATTTGCATCTCCAGCTTTCATGCTTCCAGGTTTTCAAGTTAAGCATAAGCAAGTAAAGGTTGTTAATGTTGATAAGGAAGATAAATCTAGGTCTAAAGGTATTTCAATATCTGGTGAGGACTGTGCTAACTGGAATACTTTGAATATTGATTCTATCTATATTGCAGAAGATTCTATTAGCCGACTAAAAGATTACTACCTAACTGAGCAGCATGGTGGTACATTTACTCTTATTTATCCTAGGAATCTACACTATCTTATAGATAAGATTGAGGCAACAGAAGACTCTAACGAGAAAAGATCTTTACAAAGAGAGTATGACTTATTAGTAGAGAATCAAGAGAAGTATCTACCTCTATTAAAATCATCAGCATTCTTTAAGAACTATGATGAAGTAGAGGTTCCAGAATCTGTTAGTCTTGCATTAGTTAGTAAGGAAGAAGAACTAGAAGCTTCTGTTACATATGCTGAAGAAACTCCTGAACAAAGAAGAGCTAGATTGAATAAGATTGTAGCTTATTCTCTACGTCAGGACAGAGATCGTGTAGTGTACATAGAAGATTTTACTTGGGATAAGGTCGAGCCAGTATTAAATGATGTAATTAATACAGAGTATACTACTTATTATGGTACTAAAGAAGATGAAGATAAGATTAGACTAGCAGCAAGTATTAGTCATAACTTAGCTCCTCGTAATAGAGATGTATTTAATCTTTATTATAGCTCTGCATCTACATATAAATCATTTTATTTCGACTGTCATAGCTCGTACTATACTAATTCTAAGTTACCTGACTTTACTAATCCAAACAATTGTCCACAGTTTATAAGAGTAAGTCAAGAGAATGTAGCTCATTTAGTTAAAAGTCCTAATTGTAAACATATAGATTCATTTTTCTTTGATGTTGATTCTAATGATAATCTTACAGTTAATCCAATACTAAAGACTTATATTACTTATAAGT